CTGAACTGTTCAAATTCCTTTATCCTGTTTCTGCATTTTCTATACCACGCCATTTCACTCGCTTTCTTGAATTGTTTAGACATTATCTGCCTCCAATAGTTCGGGGTTATCGTGGATATTTCCGATAATTTCAAATATTTCCTCACAGTGATATTTGCAAAAACAATATCCTGCATCTTCCCACCCTAATTGATTGGTTCTTTTTGATCTTGCAATTATTCTTATATAGGTTACGGTTTCGTGACCGGTAAGAAGCAAAATATCCCCCTCATATATCTCAATGCCCTTCATGTCTTTTAGTCCAGTATACTGCCCTACGGTTTCAGGGACAACTTCATATCCCTCTGTTGTTATTAATTCTGTTTCATCATCTGCTTCATTAGTAATATCTATTTCTGTAACTTTGTTTATAATAAATGATTGCCCATCATCTATTACTAAATTGCCATATACCCATTCACGAGTATCAATCCGTTTTGCTCTGAACTTTATCTCTCTCATTCCACCTCCTCCAATTCCAGCTTCAACTGGTCTTTATCTTCATCAAGCTTACTGTCAACTTCATCATACATTGTGTCACCTATATCTAACCGTCTAAAGTCAATCTGACCTATGCCTATATTCTGCTTACCGACTACCACTAACATCGCACCTTCTTGTATCGACCACGTAGAGGCTATCATGTAGGCAGGAATAAAATCAGGGTCGGTAAAGGTAGATAGCTCCTTATCACTACGCTTAACCCTCCAAAGACCTCTGCTATAATATATTGTTATCGTCAACATCTTTTCCCCTTATTTCTGACCAATCTTTTTTAGCACTTATCAGGCTCTTGTGCCAACTTGTGCGTTTTCTACAGGAATAATTCTGACAGACCAGTGAATATTTACCGTTATCATGGGTTACGCAGATAGTTTTCTCACCACATTTACACTTGCCAATCGGGATAAATAATGCCAATATGAAATCAGCTATTCCGATAAATGCCGATAGAACGCACTTGATACCCCTAAACAAAGTGCCTGCAAGTAATAATGTAAGCACTGCCAATATAATAAATTCTATGCTCATTTTACCTCCTTAAATTCATGCTTCGGACAGTTCATTTTGCTACCCATGATTACTCGAATGTCATTAAAGACATCACCTAAACTCTTATCATCATATCCTACATCACCGTCATGGTAAACATAGTTATACACGTCACCGTCACATGATAGTTCCATGCGGTTCTCAAATCCATAGGTTGGGTCTAATTTGTCACCAGTGTCTGAGAAATCGTCACCGTCAACATTTCTCACACACAAATCACAAGTTCCACGAGTGCCGTCAAAATCATCTTTCCAGTGCTTACAGTTGTCACAGGTCATTAGACGGTTTTGGATAGCTAAGGTTGCTTCAAGGTTAAATCCACCGTAAGCAAACCTGATTGCACCGTTTTCCCACACGTTGATATGATACCCCTCTGACCGTACAGCAACAAAAGTATCATACTCCTGATATGTTATCTCTTCAATATCCATTCCAGTCCCATAATAGGTTTTAATCAGCATTTCGGTCATAAATTCCTTGTCAAGTCGAGATATGGGTAGTTTCATATTGCCAACTCCCGATACGCATTGACCTTCGATAACATGACCTCTAACTCTGGCAGGATTGACCGAACGAAATCTACGTCTCGCTTGTAGTTATTTCCGCAATCTTTTACCCTTATTGATATTAAGCTGGCAGACGAAAACCCACAAGCCATATTTACAGTTCCTATTTCTCCACCGTAGAAGTTGTCAATACCTGTTGTTTGCTGATAAAAGACATAGAAATTGCCTACGTGAATAACAAGCCTCCTAAGCCACACGTCATTAAATGCCTTCCAATCGGTTATCTCGTATTCCTCACCTGCCAACTGCTCCGCTACCAACTGCTCTAACTTATCCATTGTTTACCTCCTGTTCAAACTTGTATATCCTGCCTTCTAAGTCTGATAACAACCATTTTAGCTTGTCAATGTCATCACAATTTTTAGCGTCATCAACACCAAGAAATTTCATGTTATGTTGCTTAATGTTCTTATATTCGGGGTCTTTCCAGTCATCAGGAATAAGTGACATAAGTTCAGCGTAACAACCCCTGATAGAGCTTCGCACCATGCCAATATCCATATCATCAATAACAATCTCATTAGGGTCTTTCACCTCACCATCACCCATGAAATCACCCACCTCTGCTTCTTTGAAATAGCTTTCTTCCGCCTGAGTAATTGCCTGTTGTACTTCTTCCATAGGGCAATCCTTAAGCGTCTTAATCAGGACAGTTTTCTTTGCCTGAGCCTCATAGTTGGTTTTCCACCCTGACTTACTGCCTCTCCACCCTTTGACATATTTTATCTTATGTTCCTCTATCTCACGGACTGTCATTTTCTCATAGAGGATATATCCAGTAGCTAATTCCGCCACACAAAATATCAGTCTAAGGCTTCCCCTGTCACCATCACATTTGGCAAACTCAGGCTTCTTATCATATTCCCCGTGGTCATCAAAATAGTCATTGTCATAAACGAGCCATGCCTTGACGCCTTTAGCAAGCGGTGAACGGTAGAACAACTCCCTAAGTCCCTTGTAACCTATCTGGAATGTGCATTGACCGCCATAAGGCACAAGATAAGCACGTCCCAAAGCAGTATTTGGCGTCATGCGAAGTTGTGCCATAGAAATAGCAGATTTAACAATAGAGGATTCAGTGCACCTTCTCAATTCTGGATTATCACAAATAGCAGATACGAGACTTTGCTGGAACGCAAGGGCTTCTTTTCTGCCACCTAAAAGATTGACAAACTTATCCTCATTGCGTTCTACAAGAGCCTGTATGCCTTGCTCTCGCTCATCTACGACCGCAATTTCTCTACCCTGATTAGGGTTTCTCATTTGGGATTTTAAATCATCTACGTTTTTCATTTATACCTCCTTATAATTCCTGGTCGGGGCAATGTGCAAGGCGTTCAATCTCGTCCTGTATCTCGACAAACGCATCTTCACCCCATTCGGGAGAAAACCCATTGCTTTCCCTTGCTATATTAGCCACCTTCATTGACTCTAATTGAGCCACTAACGCATAAATTCGTGCTAATCTTTTTACATCATAACTTGTCATTCTATACCTCCTTAATGGGTTTCACTGAATAGCTTCCAGTGGTTTTTTCTTTATCTTCTAAATATTCACCATATAAATCAGGGTTTTCCTTGCTGAATTTACTCTCATTGAAAACCTGTTTTGTTTTGACACGCCTGCTGTTACTGGCAATAAACATACCGGATGTCATTTTACGATAGTTTCCCTGTTGATTTTGTAACTTCAGCTTGATAACATCTCTTTCGTTTTTGAGCTTTGTTATTTCCTGACCCAATAGATAGTGTTTTTCCATATCAGTGATAACGGTAGGATTATCTATTGTCTCATTGGTAAGCTCCCCAAACTTCTGTTTCTGGATGTAGGCAATGGTGCTTTCATCAGCAAAGGTTATTTCAGGCTCTATATCATCTGTTATCTTCTGCCAAAAATCAGTTTCAGTCTTTACTATAAGCTCTATAAGTTCATCGTCTCTATCGACTCTTATCCAGTCCATAAGTCTATTGCCGAACCAGTAAGCTAAATAAGCATAGTCAATACCTGTTACTGCAAAGTAATGATGTAACTGAACCAGCCAGTGTTTGGGCAGTTCCCCGTTTTTCAACATTATTTCGTTCTCATAATCCCATGTATCCTTGACCTCTAAGATAAACTGCTTGCCGTCTTCATCAACGCCAAGACCGTCAAGTGAAGCGAACATAAAGGGATATTGCTCTGAGCGGATAATATAAGACGGTTTATCTACCTCTAAGCCAGTTTCAGAAACAAACCATTGCCTGATTACATCTTCTACCAAATTGCCATGTAACATAGGGGTGGTTTCCTCTGTTTCCTTAGTGTTACGGTTAGTCTTATCAAGCCATACAGAAAAGGGTGAGCCATACTTATTCAGGATAATCTGATAGGCGTCTGAGCCGCCTAATCCTGATTTTCTTAGCCCTAACCACTCTGCCTTGCTCTTGAACGGTATCTTAATCATATAACCTCCTTGTTATCTGCCGACAAACGTAAATTCAGCTTTACATCTGTCAAGTTATTTCTTGCATTATCTCTCATAACAATTCCTTAAATGTGGGAAATAGTTCGTGGTTGGCATTTCAAGGCAGCAATGATACCAGTCATGTAGCTGCTCATTTTTTTTCATTATCCAGTACATATACTCGTATAGCTCAGGATTGCCATTCTTGATGTATCCACAAGTCAGTTCATATTCACCGACCTTTGACTCAGGAATGGCAGAGGTGAACATGTTGGTGTTATAGCCCTCTGACAGGTTGGGAACATACTCCCTGAACTGCTTCTTGCCATTCAGCTTAGAGGGGTCAACTACCTCCATGTATCTCGTGTCGTCTTTATCTGCCATTATATTTCCTTAATTTCCTGCTCGTTAAGATATTCCATTACATTAATTTCCATTCTTACCTCCCTTGTTTTAAATCAGACAATCTAACAGCAAAACCAACCGTCAATCCCAATCCATCTGCGTATATATCCTGCCAATTAAAGAAAGGGTCGTTCAGTTCTTTGCCAAACGATACTCCCACGCATAGCACAAATGGAACGTATCGGGGCAATCCTGACCACTCACACACGCAATCTGATAAGATATACAAACCTGAAATTGCTGTGAAATGTGCCACCTTATCTGGCTCGATACCCTGTGACAAAAGATAATTTGTTATCAGGAGTAACAGGAATATTATTGTTAACTTTTTCATAAATCCTCCTTATACCATTTTTTATCAGCAAAACGAGTAGTTTCAGGATAAAATATCGCATGACCTACCCCGATTTTGCCTTGTCTGTTTTTTCTGATTAAAAATTCCATATCGTTCTCATTAGAGATCGTGTGATAAACCCAATCACGATAAAGGAATATTACTTTATCTGCGTCTTGCTCGATTGCTCCCGACTCTCTCAAATCAGCAAGAGAAGGTCTTTTATCTTCACGACTTTCCACCTGCCGATTAAGCTGAGAAAGAGCAATTATCAATATTTTTTTCTCTTTGGCAATTATTTTCAATCCCCTTGTTATTTCCGATATTTCCTGCTGTCTGCTTGAGAACTTTCCGACCGCTGACATAAGTTGCAGGTAGTCAACTATCATTATATCAAATTTCTCACCATCTGACTCCGCTTTATCCAGTACTTGCCTGCACATTTCAGGTGTAACCTTACCAGCGTCATTCACCCTTATATTGGCAAACCTAAGTGTATCATCAGCAGAGATAGACCGAGCCATTTCAAACTCGTTCATCAAGTGTTTATAGATTTGCTCTGAGGGTATTTCTCCTGCCATTGACTGCATACCGATAGCAAATTCCTCTACATCCATTTCAAGGGTAAAAACTAAGACCTTATGTCTGCCGATAGCACTCCAGTTATAAGATAACTGCCTTGCAAGTGATGATTTACCCATAGCAGGGCGTGAAGCTATAACAACCACATTGCCCACTGACATTGTGACATAATAATCTAAGCAATCTAAATAGGTAGGAAACGACTCTAATAGCTCAATTCCTTCATCATATTTCTTTTCTAATATATCACATGCATCACCAATCAATACCGTATTATCTCCGCCCTCTATGGGTAAATCATCACTT